TTCCCCATGGCGCCGCGGAGGCGATAGAGGAAGTCCTGGGCCGCCGTCCCCTCGCTGTTCTTGACGCCGCGCTGAAGGGTCAGCGTCTCGTGCCCGGTCGAGCGCGGGCGATACTTCGTGGCGTAGGTCGTGGTCGAGCCGGAAGTCGTCGCGCTGTCACCGTTCGCGGTGACCACGTCAGCGGCGATCAAGTCGCCCCCGGTGGCGACGACGTAGCGCAGGGTGCCTGCGCCGGAGATGTCCTTCTCGATGGTCCCGGTCTTGCCGCCGGTCGCCGAATAGGTCTCGCCCGCCTTGAACATGCTGTCGCCGCCAGACTGCGTGCCAACGGTGATCTGCTTGACTGCCTCCTCGCGCAGCCCGCACCCACGGAAGTAGCGCGCGAGAGCATGCGGCCCCCCGAGGACGCCGCCCGTGCGGAGGTTGAGACCGAAGGTGAGCCGCCCGGCAGAGCCGGCGATGAAGTTGCCGGCCTGACCGATGTCGTCGGCGACCTCGTCGTTGCCGTGCGCGAGGTACTGCGGCTCGTAGTTGATGTCCGAGAATGGTCGGAGGTCGACCTCGGTAGCGGTCAAGGCCTCGACCGTCCCCTTGGTGACTTCGATCTTGGCCGCGAGCTGTTGAACGAGAGTTGAGAGGTTGTCTGGCATGGGTCATCCCGTTTGCGTCGGGTCTCCTTGCAATTCCGCGTAGTCGACTTGGAGGACGAAATGCACGCCGTCCGTCGGCATGCCAGTCTCGGGATCCACCATTCGGTTGGTGTAGGCCATGGAACGCGCGAGCCCGCCGAGGCTGTTGGGATCGGCGAAGATGGCGCGCTTCAGATCGTGGAGACACTGGCTGATGTCCTCGTCGTTCGCCGTGTCGCCGATCAGGACCCACTCGATATCCACATCCAGCCGCACAAGCATCTGCTGCGCCGCGATGGGGCTGCCAGTCTCAAAGAGCGGCCGAATGATCAGCTTCTCTTCACCCCGCGTGTTGACGTCCTCGCCAGAGTCTCGCCAGTTGTGGATGTAGCGCTCGACGTCCTCAAGCATCGCCGCGCGCTGGTATCCGGCGCCGTTGACGATGCCCAGGAGTCGCGTCTTGACGTCCTTCAGGATGAGCTCGCGCACGCTGTCAGGCATTGCCAAGGCCCTCCGGGAGCGCGATGGAGTTGATGCCCTGCTTCTTTGCGGCCGCGCGGATGGCGTAGGGGAGTGCCTGGCGATAGATCGCCGCGGCCTTCTTCTCGAAGCTGCGCCATGTCGAGATGAACTCGAGACGCGGCCGCTGGCGGACGGTCTTCTGCAGGTGGAAGAGCAGCTTGATCCTCTCGCGCCCCTTCGCCAGCCCGTTGACCGTCGCGAGGTAGCGCTTGCCATTGCGTGCCGTGAAGACCACGAGCTGCCGTCCGCCGAGGTCCATCCCGGCGCTGAGTGCCAGCCCGCGATGCCGGCGCCATGTCCTGACGGTCGTCCTCCGCGTCTTCAGAAGCCGCTTGGCCCACCCGGCGACGCGTCCCCTCGAATCCTTCGCGGCCGGCAAGGGGACTGGAAACTCCCCCTTCGCGGTCAGCGTCAGCCCCAGCTCGTGCGCCTTGAGCGGCCCGCCCAGGGCGCGGATGCTGAGCGTCGAATTCTCGACCGAGTCGCCCGTGACGTAAAAGAAGCGCCGCCCGACGAAACCCTGACCGGGCTCCCGGGTCTCCTTGTTCGACGGCTTCCCGGTTCCGACGAGCGGCCCCTGCTCCGCCACCGTCTTCGCCGACAGGCGCAGGCGCCGGTGGTAGGTCAGGAAGCGCTGCCCGGCCCGCACCGCGGCCGCGGCCATGCCCCTCGAAACGTAGGCGGGCACGCCGCGGAGGTACTTCCTCAGCGGCTCGCTCTCGATCTTGAGGGTGATGGGGGCCTCGGCCATTACTTCTTGTTGCACTCCAGGCGCCAACCGCCGGCGTACTCAGTGACCTGGGCCACGGTGTAAATCTCTGGCTGGGCGCCTGGCTCGATGTCCGCGACGACCCGGACCTGGTCCTTTCCCTTGCCTGGCTCTGCGACGTTTTCCTTCGAGACGAAGACCAGGATGGTGTTCCGCAGAACTTCGCCGACAGGGTCTACCGGCCGCCGCGAGACCTTCGCCACGAAGCGTGACCACGTCGCCCCGGTCCCCGCCCGGTAGTCGATTGACTCCCCGAGGGCGTGGCCGGCGATGAACGTAGCGTGCTTCTTGGCAAGGTCTGCGAAGGCCACGGGTCAGGGGGCGTTAAGGTAGATGTCCGCGGTGGTGTCGCCGTTCAGCTTCGTTTTCGCGAGCCGGCCCGCACGGTTGTGCGTGCTCGTCCCGGAGTCCGTCGTCAAACGGTTGTTGCCGATGTCGAAGTACATGACCGTGCCGGGGTCGCCCGTGTCCGTGGACAGCGCGGCATAGCGCACGACGACGTTCCCCAGAAAGCAGGGCACGTTGTCTTCGCTTGTGCCGGCGTCCGCTGCCAGGAGCGCGACCGGGTTGTTGAATGCCGCAGTGAGAGGAAAGGCGATCAGAGAGCCTGAAGTCTTCGCCGAGGCGATGTTCTTCGTGGTCCCGTTGATCGGCTTCCCGAAATTGCGAATGACGTTCTTTGCCATGGTTCGCCTCCTACGGCATGTTCAGGTAAACGTCCGCGGTCGTGTCGCCGTTGATCTTCGTCTTGGCGGCACGGCCAGCACGTTGGTGCGTGGAGGCGGTCGTCGTCAGCCTGTTGTTGCCGATGTCGAAGTACAGCACGGCGCCCGGATCAGCCGTGTCGGTGCTCAGCGCCGCATATCGCACCACCACGCCGCCGAGGATGCAGGCCACTCCGTCTTCGCTCGTCCCCGCGTCCGCGCTGAGCAGCGCGACCGGGTTTCCGGTGGCCGCCGTCAACGGAAAGGCAATGAGCGACCCGCTCGTCTTTGCAGACGCGATGTTCTTCGTGGTTCCATACTGAGGCGCACCCGCCTCGCGAACTACGTTCTTCGCCATGAAACGAATCCTTTCGTGACTCGGTCCGCGCCGCCTCCGCCACCAGGCGAGTGCGGCGCGACCTCTGGTTGATTACTGACTGAGAAAGAACCAAACGCTGAGAAGCGCTGAAGTCGGATCGGCAGTGCCTCCCGAATACGCCGCGTCAGCCGCGACGACCAAGCGCGCAACCGCCACCGAGCGCACGAGCCCAGTCGATGCACCGGCGGCAGGGGATCCGTCGCCTTGCGCCGCCGCGGCAAGACCAGGGCCGAAGCCCAGGCTTCCTCGCTTCGTCAGGCCGGCGCCGAACCGCTGAATGCCGGTGAGAAGGTCAAAACTCGAGAGGAGCGTTCCGCTCGCGGCGTCGTACGCCTCGAGCGTGAGCTTGCACGTTCCAGCCGTGCGGTCGCCGCCCGTGACGACAACGCTCGCGTGCAACTGGAACTTGTCGAATGCGCCGATCTCGAAAAAGTTGCCGTTCGCCGGCAGCCCAGTGTGGACAGCCCTCGCATTGTGACCGAGGTCGGCTGGCTCGAGCATCCGCGCGAGCTTGTTTCCGTAGTACTTGTCCCAGCTCATTCGTGAAGCCTTTCGGCGGGCGAGGCTATTACACCTCGCCCACCGTTCAGGTTGCTTGGATTACGCTCCGCGCGTCCTCGCCCAGCCGCGGTGCTCGATGAACTTCACGCCGAAGTCCATGACGACGCCCCACGCCGTGCCGAGCACGTTGTTGCCGACCTCGGTGTACATGGTCGGCGTATCGTTGCCGTTGAGGAACGCGACCTCGGCGCCTTCGGTCTGGTCCGGATTCGCGATCAGGTACCAGGCGGTGGCGCCGTTCGTGCCAGCGTCAAGCCGAGGCTCGACGATAAGCGTGAGCAGATTCGAGAAGGGATTCTTGGTGATGTCGTTCGACTTGGCGGGATCGCCGATCGAGCCGACCGTCTGCATGGCGGTGATCTCGAGCGCCGCCGGGACGAGCAGGAAGCGCGGCTGCACGTTGAGGATCGGGGCCGTCTCGCCCGAGCTCACGAGGCCCTTCTGGAGCCGCATGAACTTCATCAGCGCACCCAGGCCGGCCACGTCAGGCGCTCCGGTGGCGGCGATGTAGTTAGCGCCGCTTGTGTGCGTGGTCGCGAAGAGCGCGACGGCGTCCTCGGCCATGGTCGGGCCGACGCCCGAGGCAGAGATCAGCAGGTTGTAGAACGTGTCCGTCACCGTCCGCGCGGCGGCGTTCCCGATCTCGGTGGGGATGCGATCGAACGCGGAGAGGTCATCGTTGATGATCGCCTGTCGGCCGATGCCGAATCGCTTCGTGTAGGTCGAAATCGCGAACGACTCGTTCACGTCGAGGGTCGACCCCTCGCTCATAGGCACGAGGTCGGGCGTAAGGACCAGGTTCCCCATGTTCCCGAATTTCGGACGGTTCAACGTCTTGAAGTCCGAGGCGTTGCCGATCCGGCAGAGCGGACGCCACGTGCTCGGTGTCTCGCTGTACGCCTGGAGGAGCCGCTTGTTCGCCGCGTCCTTCAGGATCGCCGGGAAGTCGCTCGTCGAGTGCGAGAACGCGCGCACCATGAGCTCATCCTTGGAGCCGCGATCGGAGATACCGCACTGGCGCAGTGACGTCCGCATGAGATCGAAGAGCGAGAAGCCGCAGGCCTCGCGAGCCGCATCCCTTCGGGCGCTCCAGGCCGCAGGGGCCTCGTCCTCCTCGCGCTTCAGTCGATTAACGCGCAGGAGGAGGCTGTCCGTCGCGGCCCTCCGGAACTTCTCCCGGCCGTCTTCCCCGAACTCGACCCTGGAGCCCCCGATGGCGGGCCTCGCCGCCGGGCGCTCGCGCTGCATCTCGGCCAGCACCGCCTTGCGCACCTGGCCCACCGTGGCGCCATCGCGATACATGGTGGAGATCATCTCTCGGTGCGACGGCCAGGCGGCAATGAGATCGACGATCTCGCTGCCCCGATCGCGCTCGCGCTTCTCGGCCTCGGCGGCCAGCCGGGCGCTCTCCTCGGCCGGCGATGCATCCGACGGCTGGCGACTCTCGACGGGGGCGGGCGCCCCTTCGCCGCCTGGGGCCGGCTTCGGTGGCTCGGGCGGATCCACAGCCCGCAGGATGAAGTCCTGCGCTTCCTCGTCGGAGGCATTGGGGTCCAAACCACGCTTGACGAGCACCGCCTTCAGCTTGTCCTTCATCTTCAGTTTCCTTTCGGGCTCACGCCCATCGACGTTGCTCCGTCCAACTCCGACAGCGCTGTCGGCAGGGATGGGCGTGAGCGAGAATTCGAGAATTGACCACTTCGTTGCCACGTCCACCGGGCCATCGAACGAGCGCCCGCTGGGACCATCCCACTTCGTTCCCTCCTCGACGCGCCGCCACTTCGAGACCTTGAATCCGACCGAAACGCCGCGCAGGCTGCCGCTCTTGACCTTCTCAAATGCGCGCTGCGATTCCGGGTCTTCGTCGAAGACGATGTCGGCGCGGATCTTCCTGTCCTTCTCGTCGAGGCGCACGTTCTCCGGGCGCCCGACGATCTGGTTCGGGTCGTGGTTCATCAACACCGCGCCCACCTCGCGGAGCGGTCCGAGGTCCACAGACGATCGCTCATGGAGCAGGACCTCGGGCACCCCACCCCAGCCGCGGATCTTGTCCGTCTCGCTCGAGATCGAAACCGAGACCTTGCGCGCCTCGTGGTCCACGTCCTCGGCGCGGATCGCCACGTGACGCTTCAGGAGCGTGTCGGTCTCGCCTTGATCTGCAGCCCCTTCAGGCCGCCTCGGTGTTCGCTTCTTCATTTCCGGCTCCCTCCTCTTTCGAGGGTTGCTCTTGGGGTTGCGGTTCCGGCATCGCCGCCGCGGTCGCTTCCGCGTCGGCCGCAGTCACGAGGTCCGGGTAGATCGAAAGCGCGAGCCCCTTCGACTCGGCTTCCTTCTTGTGCTGCTCGATGTCCGTGAGGACCTGGAACCAGTCCCGCCCGTGCTTCGCGCACACTTCCTGCGGCGAGATCGTCCCGGCCTTGATGGCCTCGATCTCGCCTGTGATGTCCTTCGAGGGGTCGATCCAGTCCCAGCCGTCCGGGATCCACTCCGCCGCGCAGTAGCGGTCAAGCTGGCCGTCCGGGATCCGCCACAAGCCGGCGAGCTGGCCGAGGCGGATGAACTCGCGCCGCACTGGACAGTTGAGCTGGTGCGTCAGGTCGTCCTGCTGCGGCTTCCAGTGGCGGCGATCCTGGTTCTCGCCCTGGCGCGCCGAGAGATAGGTCACCTTCGACAAATCGCGCGAGACGAGCTCGTAGGCCACGTCCAGCCCGCGGGCGACTTGCCGCAGGAGCACGGTCATGAGCTGCTCAACCTGGGCGGGCTGTACGCTCGAGCTGATGCCCTGGACAGATTCCCCAGGGTCGGCATGGAAGATGATCCCGCCCTCGAGGTAGTCGAGGTCGTTCTTGTTGGCGTCCGCCGTCTCGCCGCCGGAGTTGGGGAAGCTCAGCGGCTGCTGCCGGGTAATCGCGAGGGCGAACGCCGACGCGACGCGCTCCTTCGTGAGGACGAAGTCGAGGTACTGCGCCATCGCCTCGAAGGTCCCGGCGCAGGTCATCAGGCGCGTCAAGCCGCGGATCTGGCCCGGCTCGGTCTGGTCGAAGATGTGCAGGATCTGATCGGCGGGGACGCGCACCGGATCCGTTTGGACCAGCGCCTGCGTGCTCGGCGGGGACGGATAAATCCAGTACGCCTCCGGCCGCCCGTCATCCCCGAACTCGATCCCCTGGGCGACGTTCGGCGAGCGGGTCCGGAAGCTCTCCGTGGTCGCCAGGCGCTCGCTCTGGATCACCTCGAGGGTCAGCGGGATCTCGCGATCCCCGGCGGCCACGAAACGGACGAGGACCTCGCCCGCGACGAGCTTCTCGCGCTGCACGAGCCGCTGTTTGGCGTAGAAGCCTTCCTCCTGCGCCCAGCGCGCCCACGCCGCGTCCACCTTGTCGTTGAACGGCTCCAGCGGCTCATAGAGCCGCGGCATGATCACGCGCGCCTGCGGCTTGATGCCGCAGCCGACGAGATTTGCCACGATCGAGTTGACCGCGCCGTTGGCCCACGGGTTGTGCCGGTAGAGCTCCCGCGCCTGCGCCCTGGTCGTCTCGAGGTCCCGCCGCGCCTTCTGGTTGATCGTCTCCTGGACCTTGGCGCGCCAGCCGGACAGCCGGTCGGAGGGGCCGGCGTTATAGGCTCGCGCCTTCTGCAGGAGAGCCAAGCGCGCACGTGCCGACTCGCGGCGCAGGGCCCAGGCGGGGAATAGTGCGGACAGCAGGCTCATCCGCCCGGCCTCATATTGGCGAAGTGAAGCCGCGAGCCGCCGGCGGCCTGCAGGGTCTCGTCAGCCGCTCGCTTCGCGAACTGGGTCTCGAGCTTGAAGAGCGTCTCCAGCGAGCACAGCTTGATGTCCGTGTCGCCGATCGTGTAGCTCTCGACATCGCCACCTGCCAGCCGTGTCGTGATCGCGCTGCGGAGCGCCGTAAGGGTGTCCGCGTAGAAACCCATGCCGCGCAGTGTGGCGGCGACGTGCCCAAGTCGTCAAAACTTGCCCGACAGATATGTCCGATTCATCCGCCAGTCGGTGGCGATCGGCTCTTGCGGTGCAATTGCCTCGTCTGATGCTTCGCCCTGCGGCGAGCCCACTCCTCGACCTCGGCGCGCACGAAGATGTAGCGCCTGCCAGCACGCAAGAACGGGATGGGATCCGCAGCGTCCTCGCGGAATCGGCGGATGGCCTCGTGCGAGATCCCCCACTCCACCTGCAACTGGTCGACGGTCAAATACCTGTCAGTCTTCGCCAGCTTCCGCGGCGCCGGCCTCTCATCGTTCAGCATGTCGATCCTCCTTGGTGAATTACCACTCAAGGCGTAGGAGGATGACGAGCTTCCCTGTAAAAGAAAGTGAGAGTGTGTGAATTCACACTCCTTGCCGGGTCTACCCGATCGTCTCCCGCGTCATGAACTCTCTCCTGCAGCTCTGGCAAAAGCGCAGGCGGATGTTGTTGGCGTACGTCTTCCGCACCACATTGCGGCCGACGACCTTGCACCACTTGCAGGCGATTCCCCGCTCTCGGTCAGGTAGTCGCTCCGGCTTCTCTTCGATCTCTTCCTTGGGCGGTTCCACGGCAGCTCTTGGCATACGGTTCTCCGGTATCTCCATGCGGTTGTCGGGGCGTTTCATGAAAAGAATCTCGTTCTAAACTTCTGAAATCTCTGCCGTTTAGGAGGTGGTTTCACGACGATAGAAGGCTCTTTCACGAGCACAGCCGAGGTTTCGAGACCACTTCGCACCGGTGGCGCAACGTAGACGTGCTCCACGTCGAGGATCTCCGCCGCGGCCAGGGCGTAGACCTCGCAGTCGAGGAGGTGGTTCGCTGCGCCAGCCGGCACCCGCTTCCACGGGAAATGCACCCGGCCGGTCTTCTTCTCCTGCTCCCGCACCCGCTGCTCGCTCACGACGTGCGCGTAGTACTCCTCGTCCACGCCGCCGGTCGTCAGCCCGTTGGCGTCCACCACCCCCGGCAGGTGCCACGAGCCGGGGTCCTCGTCACGTATCCGGATCAGGCGGTGGAGCTTCGCTTTGTAATATCCCGTGTCGACCATGACGAGCGGCGAGACGCTCCCGTCAGCGTGCTGGTGCTTCCCGATCGTGAAGCACCTCGAGGGGTTGGCCGCTCCCTTGACCGGCTGGCAGCCGGTCTTACGCGAGAACGCGAAGACCTCGTCCGTGCGGTAACCCATGTCGATCAGGACACACTTGACCTGGACCGGGTCCGCACCCGCCATGTAATGCGCCTGAAAGAGCACCTTGTTCAGGGCCTGCCACCCCTCGACCCGGCCCTCGCGGATCAGCCAGCTCTCGCCGTGGGCGCCCCAGGCGCGGATCACGTACCAGAGGTGGTCGAGTTGCACGTCCACCCCGGCCGTCAGGCAGTGCGCCTCGAGGGGCACCGTGCCCATCTCGTAGCCGCCGACTC